AGTCGAGAACGGTTTTGAGCGTCTTGGTATGGGTCGAGAGGACGAATATTTTTGGAAAACAGCAAAAGAGCGCGAAAAAGAGGGTATTGAGACATATAAATCACAAGAAAACAGACCTCTTGATACACAATAGGGATAGTAACCCCTCTAAAAGTTCCCAAATTCAACTACGGAGCAAAAAATGGGCAATTATCACAAGGTCGATAAGGGAGAATTCTTCATTGAAGAGGGAATAACCCTAATTACAGAGGTTGATAGCGACAAATATCTTGATATGGCGGCAAGAAGACGCCGTGCGAAGGGAAAAGAGGAACTTTATCAGATTCCAGAGGACCGTTTAGAGCGTCCTTGTGGTGGAGCAGGCGGATTTGACGATTTTGTCGAAAGATTTGAAGAGTGAAGTCGAGTAAAAGTGTACTAAATAACTGAAAAGTATGCTTTTCCCTAAATATCATGCCATTAGAGCGCATTAGTCGCAGATTTAAAGATATAAGTCTCACGTTGAAGAGAAATCCTTTGACGAGGGACTTAATTACTTTACAAAATGAGTATGCTATATCTCGTGCAGTACAAAATCTTGTGCTTACTATACAGGGAGAGAAGTTTTTTGACCCAGATTTTGGGTGTGCTGTCAATAGACTGTTATTTGAGAACATTGACTTCTTTACTGCAAGAACATTAAAGGATGAAATTGAATCGGTTATTAGAATAAATGAACCGAGAGTGGATTTGACGGAGGTAGTTGTAATTCCAAACTATGATGAAGGATTAATGGACGTTACCATTAAGTATCTCATTATAGGAATTGATGCGACAGCACAACAGTTACAGTTCGTATTACTACCAACACGATAAATGTCACTAGTCAACGTCTCATCTCTAGATTTTGAAGAAATCAAAGAGTCAATAAAAAGTTACCTGAGAGCAGATGGTACTTTTACTGACTATGACTTTGAAGGGTCTAACTTTACTGTGTTGTTAGACACTTTGGCATATAACACGTATATTAGTTCCTACAACGCTAATATGCTAACCAATGAGGTGTTCCTTGATGGAGCAACCTTAAGAGAGAACGTAGTGTCTCTAGCAAGGAATCTTGGATATATCCCTAGATCGGTTACTTCTGCAAGAGCAGTAATCAGTTTTTATCTTGATCTCACTAGTTTTACCACAAACCCAGTATCAGTAACTCTTAAGAAGGGTATTGTTGCAACTTCTTCAGTAAATTACTCTGGAAAGAATTATGTGTTCACCATTCCAGAAGATATTACTGTTCCTGTAAGTTCTGATACTGCTATTTTTGATGAAGTTACCATTTATGAAGGTGCATACGTTCAAAACACCTTTACAGTAGATGCAAATAATAAAAATCAGAAGTTTATTCTTCAAAATCCACGAATTGATACAGAATTGATTCGAGTTGAAGTACGAGAGAGTAGAAATAGCAACGTAACTAGAGTTTACAAGAAGTCTGATAATTTAACAACTACAAAATCGACAGATGATGTCTTCTTCATCAATGAAATTGCTGATTCTAGGTATGAATTGATCTTTGGTGATGGTAGTTTTGGTAGTAAACTCAAGAATGGAAATTACATCATTGTAACCTACATTGTTACTAATGGTGAGCGTGCTAACGGTATCAATAAGTTCTCATTTACGGGTAGATTTATCGATAACAATGGATCACCCGTAAAGATCACTTCACCCCTCGTAGAGACGATCCAGGGCACCGCATACGGCGCTCCTATAGAGAGTGTGGAGTCGGTTAAGAAGCTTGCACCAAGGGTATATGCATCACAAAACAGGGCAGTTACTGCTAATGACTATGAAGCACTAATTCCTCAAATTTATCCAGAAGCAGAGTCAGTATCTGTGTTTGGTGGAGAAGAATTAAGTCCACCAAAATATGGCAAAGTCTTCATCACGGTAAAACCACAAAATGGTTCATATTTACCTAACATTGTTAAAGATAATATTAAAACTCTTCTGAGAAGATACGCCGTAGCAGGAATTATTCCAGAATTTATCGATCTCAAATACCTGTATATTGAGTACTACACTAACGTTTATTATAACCAGAACCTTGGTAACGCTGAAGGAATTAAATCTTCGGTATCTAAAAATCTTGAAAAGTACGCTGCTTCTGATGAGTTAAATAGATACGGTTCAAGGTTTAGATATAGTAAGTTCTTGAAACTGATTGACGACACATCTGTTGCAATTACTTCTAATATTACGTCTATTGCAATTAGAAGAGATGTAAAACTTACATTAAATGTGTTTAGTGAGAATGAAATTTGCTTCGGCAACAAAATACACATTAAGAACCAAAGTGGATACAACTTCAAAACTAGTGGAGTTCAAATTCAAGGTATAACTGGAACAGTTTACTTTAGTGATATTCCAAATTCAGATGGAATGACTGGAAATGTATTTGCATTTAAATTAAATGCTTCTTCACAACCCATCATCGTTAGACAAAATGTTGGAATTATTGATTATGAGAAGGGTGAAATTAAATTGAATGCCCTTAACTTTACAAATACATCGAAATTGAAGTTTGGCGACAATATTATGGAAGTATCCATAATTCCAAGATCAAATGACATCATTGGTCTCCAAGATTTGTATCTACAACTCGATACAACTACTTCGGAAGTAACAATGGTCTCTGATGTTATCTCTTCTGGAGCAGACCTCTCAGGATCTCAATACATAGTATCATCTAGCTACTTAAACGGCGCATACGTAAGGTTATAAAGATATGCAAAATAGAGTTCAAATCAAGAATCTCGTTCAGGACCAAGTTCCTCAGTACGTTAGAGATCAGTATCCAGAATTCATTGAGTTTTTAGTAGATTACTACAGAACTCTTGAAGATCCTGGTGGTCCTCTTGATATTATCAATAATATTGATAATTATACTGCACTTGAGCAGTTGGCAGAACTCGTATATAAAACAGACTCAACAGAATCTGTTGGATATAGCACTGATATTGTTAGAGTAACAGATACTCACGGATTTCCAGATAAAAATGGTCTAATTAAAATCAATAGTGAGTTGATTCACTATAGATCTAAGACACCTACCAGTTTTAATGGTTGTTCTAGAGGTTTTTCTGGAATTACTTCTTATTATGCATCAGAATCAACTCCTCCCGAGTTTGAGAAGAGTTTAGTTGGTATTCATAGTAGTGGTGTAGATGTATTCAATTTGAATGCATTATTTTTAACAGAGTTATACCGAAAGTATAAGCGACAGTATGCTCCTGGATTTGATGACCTTCAGTTCTTTGAATCAATTAATGAGAAAGTTGCTGTTGCAAGGTTAAAGGACTTTTACTCAGCAAAGGGTGCAAACTCTTCGTTTGAAGTTTTATTTAAGTTATTATATGGTGTTGATGTTGACGTTATCAAACCTAGAGACTTCCTTATTCAACCATCTGATGCTGATTACAGAATCACCAGAGACCTGGTTGTAGAGAGACTTATCGGTGATCCAGAAGAATTAGTAAACAGAACTCTTTATCAAGATCCAACTGATAAAATTCAAAAAGCAGCGGGTACAATTACTGACGTTGAAAAGATTTTTAGAGATGGTGAAGAATATTACAGACTTAGTTTAGATTATAACCCAGAATTAGAGACTTTTGTATTTACAGTACACCCAAAAACAAGAGTAACAAATCCAGTTTCTATTGGTCAAACTTATATTGACGTAGATTCAACTCTTAGTTTTGATAATGAAGGAACTCTTGTTATCTTTGATAATGAAGTAGAATATCAAATTGAGTATGAATCTAAAAGTTCTACTCAATTCTTTGGATTATCTTCTCCAGTTGCACTGAGTCTCAATCAAAATATTACAACTCCAGACTACGCTTACGCCACTGTTGATGGTGACGAGATTAGAGTAAAAGTCACTGGAGTTCTTGGTGATCTTGAATTTAAGAGAGAAGATTCATACTATTATCAATCAGGAGATCAAATTGAGATTGTTTCTTTAGGAACAGACAGTGATGATTATAGAACAAAAAGTTGGATTATTAACTCCACTCCAGAATATGAGATTGCTGAACTGACACAGGTTGCACTTAAGTTAAATGGTGCTGCTCAGTATAGAGTTAGGACATTTGATCCACATATTTTTACTTTAGGTGATATTGGAACTGTTACTGGCACTGACGGCAACCAGTATGACATCTTTGTGATTGCAGTTTCTGATGAGTATGAGTTTGATATAAACTTAACTACAGTTATCAATACAACTCAAGTAAAGTATGTTATTAGAAAGGGTGTATCTAAAACTGAATCTATAAGTAACCCACAATTGAATATCATGTCTGCCAATGTGCAGAATGTATATGTTGATGATGAAGATACTTATGTTGTAGCTTCTTCTTTACCAGATTACTACAATACACCAATTACTGTAGAAGATTTATCTGTTACCTTTAGTGGTCAATTTGATGGCGAAGACATCAACATTGGTGCAAATGCATTTACCACAGGAGATGCAATCAATTATTCATATAATAACAATATTGGATTGGATATTCTTGAGGGACAGTATTTTGTATTTAAAGTAAATTCCTCAACAATCAGATTGGCAACATCTAGATCGAATATTAGAAGTGGAATTTTCGTTAAAGTTTTTGGAACGGTTTTCAACAATAAATTTGAGTTATTAAGATTCCAAGGTAAATCTCTTCAACCACAAGATGTTATCAGAAAGTTCTCTCCACCAAAACCTGCTGATGACCCAGAAGAGGCAGTAACAGTTCCAGGAAATGTTGGAATGTTCATAAATGGTGTTGAAATTGTTAATTATAAATCATCTGATACTCTTTATTACGGTCCAATCAAATCTATTGATGTATCTGCACCAGGAGATAGTAATTATGATGTGATCAATCCACCAATTATTACTATTGATGACAATGTTGGTAGTGGTAATACAACATTTGGATCAGGTGCTGAAGCAGTTGTCAACGTTGTAGGGTCCTTAAGTAGAATCAATATCCTCGATAAGGGTTTTGATTACGTTGAGGAACCAAAAGTTACTATCTCTGGCGGTAATGGCAACTCTGCAGAGGCAAAATGTAATGTTTCAAAAGTAATACACTCAGTATCATTTAATGCTGGTAGTTTATATGATAATTTGAACCTTACCAATAATACTATTGGTTTTTCCACTGATCATAGATTGCGTGATTTAGAAAAAGTTTTATATTCTCGACAAGATCAAGATGCTGTTGGTGGATTAGTTGATGATAACATTTACTTTGTTAAAAGAATTGATTCAACTACAATTAAACTCCACAATACTTTAGATGATGCTATTGTTGGTTTAAATACCGTTAATTTTACGTCTTATGGAGATGGTCTTCAAAAAATAATTGCATTCAATAAGAAAAATGTTATTAGTTCTGTTGAAATTGTAAATCCAGGAGAAGGATATACAAACAAAACATTATTCTTTGAAGAAGAGAATGTAAACATCTACGATAACAAGATTGATTATCCAAATCATGGATATAATAATAGAGAAATAATTAGATTTAATAGTGAGGGAACTTTACCTGTAGGTCTCAATTCTACATCAGAATATTATGTAAGTGTTGTTGACAAGGATTCTTTTAGAGTCGCAGAGTACAGACCCGTAGGTGTTGGTAGCACATTACCTTCAGACTACAATTATATTAATAGGAGATTTATTGATTTCACTGATGGTGGAACAGGTATTCATGATATTAAGTATAGACCAATCACAGTCTCTCTTGAAGCACCTATTGGAATCACAACAACATCTGGTCAAGACTTTTTTGCAAAAATTGAACCTGTATTTACTGGAGATATTACCTCAGTATCTGTTAAGAAACCTGGTAATGGATATGGTGATGAAAATGTATTGAATTACAACAGACAACCAAATATTACATTATCTAGTGGTAGTGGAGCACAATTAAGTGTAATTGTATCTTCTGCAGGAAGAATTATTGGTGTTATTGTTAATTTTGGTGGTTCTGGATATAATTCTCCACCAGAAATTAGAACTATTGGATCTGGTGATGGTGCAATCTTAACACCTATCATTGAAAATGGAGTTATACAAGAAGTTAGAATTATTGATGGTGGATTTGGATATAAACAGGTAGATACTGTTTTACAAGTTGTTCCAACAGGATCTGGAGCACAATTTAGAGCAAATATTACATCATGGTCTATTAATTATATTGAAAAAATTATTCAATCAGAAAAATTAAATCCTGATGATGGAATTATTACATCAGCTCTGAGTGCAGAAAAAGGTCTTCAGTATGTTCATGGATATGCTGGTAGAGAATTCAGACGTAAGGTTCTTGCAACATCAATTGATATTGATGGAAATACTATCTACAGAGATGATATTGAAAATGACACCAATTCTGTCTTATATCACTCTCCAATTATTGGTTGGGCATATGATGGTCATCCGATTTATGGTCCATATGGATATGCAGATAAAGAGGGTGGTGCAGTAAAGCGTTTACAGACTAGTTACAGTCTTCAACTTCAACCAAATAGACCAGGAACTGCACAGTTCCCAGCAGGAATTTTCCGAGAAGATTTTGTCTATGTTGGTGATGGAGACTTAGATATTCATAATGGAAGATATTGTAAGACTCCAGAGTTCCCAGATGGCGTATATGCTTACTTTGCAACAATTAACTCAACACCAGAATCTAGTGGTCCTCTGAATGGATATAAAAAACCACTATTCCCATATATTATTGGAGACTCATACAAATCAAAACCAATTAGTTACAATTTTGAAAGATTATCAAATACATTATTCTATAATGTTAACGAAAGTGGTTGGGTTAGATATACTGGTCATTTAGGTCTCCTCAATAACTACACCAAGTATTCTGGATTCTTACAACCAGATGATTTCTCTGAAGGATTCACTGAAATTGAGACTACCAGTCCAGGAGAACTGAGCAAATTGAATATTGTGTCTCCTGGAGATAACTATTCTCTTGCTGACCAAATCTTCTTTGATAACCAAGGCAGTGGTGGATCTGGTGCGTATGCAAGGATTACTGAACTTGGAGGAAAGTCTGTCGATAACATTCAATATAATGAATTTGTCTTAAATAATGTTCAGTTTACTCCATTTAAACAAGATGGTAGATATGTTGGATTTGGAAGCACTGCACATGGTTATAAAGATGGCGATATAGTCGCTATTCAAAACCTCAATATTTTATCAACTCAATTTAGTAGTTCTTATCCAATTGGAGTTACTACTAATACACTAGTATTGACAAATAGTGTTGGTGATGCAGCTGCTACTGGTATCGTCACCTTCTTTAATGTGTCGGGTAATATGTCTTTCCCAACACTATCCAATAATGACATATATGAAGTTGGTTCGGAATTAGTTAAAGTTCTGAATGTTTTCCAAAATGATGGAAGAATAAAAGTTCAGCGATCAATTAACGGAACTAGCAGCACCCATACAAGTGGTGCTGAAGTTGTTGAGCAAACTAGAAAGTTAACCGTAAATACTGGATTCTCTACATCTACAGAGTATCGTTTAGACAAAACATACTATTTTGATCCAAGAGAATCAGTCATTATCTCTGCAGAAAACCTTCTTCTTTATTCTGATCCTGTTCCCAGTGGTATTGGTACTCAGTGGAATTACTACACTGCAGGTATTGGTACAGGAACTATCAATTACTATGATTCTACTGCCCCAGATGGAACAACAGAAGCAGCTAAAGTTGCTTTTGGTGCAACTACTGGTAGTTCTGATGCATTTGGTCTTCAGTATGAATCTGTAGGTCTTGCTGCTGATGATTATGTTGCATCTGTATTCTTAAAAGGTGATATTGGAGGAGAGGAAGTTTATTTGATACTTGAGGATGGTCTTACGTTCCATAGCTCAAAAGTTACTCTAACAAAGAAATGGCAGAGGTTCTCATTCCAGGCATTTACAAATGCTGGTCAACACAGATTTAAGATTGGTACTTTTGGACCTCAGGGTCTTGTAACAAATGTTACATCAACGATATACGTTTGGGGTGCTCAAGTAGAGCAAGGTGTTCTTAGAAGCACTTATTACAGTACTCAAGGTTCTGCTTTAACTAGAAATCAGAATAAGTCTGGACTTCTCTATATCAGCAACCCAGGATTGTCACAAGAATCTATCATCTCACCAAGATTAAATACATTCTTCCTTCCAGATCATGGATTCAAAACCAACGATTTACTCACTTACAATGTAGGTGCTGGTGGAACTGGAGTTAGTGTAAGTATTGCTGCAACTACTTTCCCATTAGAGAACGACGATAAACTCTACATTGCAGCATATGATGCTGACTTTATTGGTATATCTACCATGAAAGTTGGTGTTGGATCTACTGGAGGATTTGTTGGTGTTGGAACAGAACCATTAAAACTGTTCTCGCTTAGTAATTATGGTGGTGGTGAAATTCATAGCTTCTCAACAAATAATGAACTAACAATTGTTGGTGATGTTTACAAAAAGACAGCGACTGTTACAACTAAAGTAGCACATAATTTATCTGATGGTGATCAAGTTTCTATCAATGTAGTTTCTGGTATTCAAACATCTATCAAAATTACATATGATGATGTTAATCGTCGTATGCTTGTCAATCCCAGAGAATTTATTGATTCTGACGTTGACATTAATCGAAATAGTATTACTATTCCCAACCATGGATTTAGAAATGGTGAGAAGGTTATTTTTAACTCATCTTCCGTTCCAGTAGGTCTAACAAACTCTGCAATTTATTATGTAATCAAACTTGATGATGACACTATTTCTCTGTCAAACTATTACTATGAAGTAATCTCATCTAATGAGAATGTTGAGATTATTAATATTCAAACCCAATCTTTTGGTAAACTAAGTTCTGTAAATCCAGAAATAACAGGAGTTAGAGACTCTACTATTGTATTTGATCTATCAGATCAAACACTTACTGCTAACTCATTGCCAGCATTCAATTTCTTCCTGTACACTGACGAAGAACTCACTGATGAATTTTTCTTTGCAGAGAGAGAACAGACAGAATTTGACTTTCTTGGAGATGATGCACCAGAGACCAATGCATTTAGTGTAAAAACATCAGGTGTTATTGGAGAACCTAATGCAAAATTAGAGTTGATTATTGAAGATAGTGTTCCTAACAATCTGTTCTATAATTTAGTTCCCATTGAGTATAATGGCGCTTCTATTGATAAGTTGGGCATCATTAATGATAGATTTAACATTAGAAACTCAAATAAATTATCAATTATCGATAGTGGTTACAATTTAACTACTCGTATCACTGGTGTTACTTCTACAGGTTTTAATTATACACTTAGAGAAACTCCAGAAAGAGAATTCTATCCAGATAATGAAGCAACTCTGAAGTATTCTACCACTTCTTTGACTGCTATTGGACCTGTTGATAGAGTTCAATTGGACTCTGCTGGACGTGGTTACAGGTCACTTCCTAATGTTAGTAAAATTGTTAGTGCTGGTGGAACTGGTGCAATTTTCTTACCATCAAGCACACGTATAGGTAAAGCAGACTCTGTTGTTCTTACTGATATTGGATTTGACTATCCACCAGATAAAACTCTTCGTCCGATTGCACAATTCCCATATACTTACAAGATTGAACCTCTATCCAAGTTCCAATCTATTAAGATTGCAAATCCTGGTGTAAATTACTTTATTCCTCCACAACTAGTAGTTCTTGATGGATTTACTGGAAGAGTTAACTCAGAAGTTTCTCTTGATTATAATATTGGAGATACTGAAGTAACAATTGTAAGAAATACTACAGGTCTTTACAATGTAACTCCAAAAATTCTTCCAATTAATAATCCAAATGGAGTTAGAATTCAAAATATTGATTTTGACACTAATACAAAAGATGTAGTCATTGGATTTGCTGTTACTTTCAACAGTTCTGAAGACTATCCGTTTAGAGTTGGTGATAAAGTAATTGTTGAGAACACTAACACGGATACAACAGTATCTAATCCTAAAGGATTCAACTCTGCAGATTATGGATATACTTTATTCACTTTGACAGCTGTAGACCCTGATCTTACTGGAGATAATCCAACAATTACTTATAATTTAGCAGATAATTTAAAGTCTGGAGAACAACCAGGTAATTTTGATAGCTTTGATTCTTTTGGTACTGTAACACCAGAATCTTACTTCCCACAATTCGATATTGAATTGGAAAAAGATTCATTTAGAGCAGGTGAGGTTATTATTGCTCAAGACGATAATGTTGGTGTTGTTCAATCTTATGATTTAAGAAATGAGTACCTTAGAGTAAGATCTAAAATTCCATTCTCTCAAGATGATTTGATTATTGGTCAATCCTCTCAGAATAAAGGTTTGATATCTTCTGTTGATGGCATTAGTTCCAAATACAAGATTGGATCAAATAGTATTACCAGAAAAGGTTGGTTGAAAGATACTGGCAAATTAAACCAGTTCTTCCAAAGAATGCATGATAATGATTACTATCAATACTTCTCGTATTCTGTTAGATCTTCTATCAGTTTTGAAAAATGGAATCCGATTGTAAGTAATCTTAACCATACTGCAGGATTTAAGAAGTTTAGCGAACTTGTTATTGATTCATATGATCCAACAGTATCTGGTATTCAAACAGCACAAGACCTTAATACTGTTACTGCTATTTCAGATCTTACAAACATTGTTGATCTCAATACAGTAAAAGACTTCGATATTGCTAGAGAAAAGAGTATTGATGTTAGTGGAACATTAGTATCAAACGAAGTCCTATTTAACTTACCATTCCTTGCAAAATATCAAGAATTCATTGGTAATAGAGTTCTTACCATTGATGACTTCAGTGATCAATTTGATGGAGTTCAGAGAGGATTTGAATTATTTACAGATAACAACCCTATTTTTGAAATTGAATTTGATGGAAGTGATGTTGCCAACATTGGTGTTGGTGAAGGTACAATTAATGTCACCAATCACTATTTTGTCAGTGGTGAACTTATTGAGTACGTTCCACCAGGTAACAATAAAGCAAATTCTATTCAGATTCAAGAGACTGACTTTGGTGTTGGTATTGGAACAACAACATTACTTCCATCTCAATTCTATGTCATTAAACAGGATAATCAGAAAGTTAGAGTCGCAACTTCTGCAACTAATGCACTTCTGTTTAATCCAATTGGTGTTGGACTGACTGGAGTTGGTATCGGTTCTACGCACATTTTTAGAGCAATTGAACCCAATAATAGACTCCTCATCACTGTTAATGGAACAATTCAATCACCAATGGTTGGAACTGCAGTAACGACTGCATTGTCTGCAAATGTTGGTATTGGAAGTACCGTTATCGACGTTGTAGGAATTACTTCTGTCTTTGGAGGAGACATCCTTAGAGTTAATGATGAGGTAATGCTCATTGCTGCATCCGATAGTACAAATAATACTTTAACAGTTAGAAGAGGGTGGATGGGATCTACTGAAGCATCCCATAGTTCTTCTGACGTATTAACAAAGCAGTCTGGTAATTATGCTGTTGTTCGCAATACTCTTCACTTTATTGAAGGTCCATGGGGCAATCTTCCTGTTGGTTTAGGTACTACAGCACAAGATGCTGGTGATGTTGATTACACTGGTTTAACAACAAGTTCCAGATTTAGTGGTCGTATCTTCCTGAGATCTGCACTTAACCAGGCATTTACCACGAGCTTCTTACCAGCATATGACAATAACTTCATTTACGATGATATTTCTGATCAATTCAATGGCATCAATACATCATTTACTCTGAAGTATAAGGGAGCAGATATTGATAATGTTACTGCAGAGAATACTATCATCTTGATTGATGATATATTCCAGGGTCCTCAAAGACTTGGTAACGTTCTTACAAACATTGAGGGTGATTATAAGTTAGAAGCAGGTGGTGGAGCACTACAACTTGGTTTTAATGGTGAAGTTACTGACCCATCAAATCACAATGATATTAATGTCAATAAAGTTCCTAGAGGTGGAGTTATTGTTAGTGTTCAATCAAAAGAAGGTTATGGATTCCAACCTTTAGTTGGTGCAGGCGCAACTGCTCTTGTTTCTGCAGCAGGAACAATTACTAGCATCTCAATCGGTAATACTGGATCTGGATATAGATCTGGTCTACAAACTGTATCTGTTGGTATTCAAACAGCAAGTTATGGTCCCGCAAATATCACTGCAGTTGGTGTTGCTACTGTTGTAGATGGTCATGTTGTTGGTGTTGCGATTACTAACTCTAAGGTATTCTATGCTCCTAGAGAAATATCTAATATTGGATATAGTTCTATTACAGGTGTAACAACTGTTACAACTGCCACACCTCATAACTTACAGTTGGGAAGTGAAGTTCAGATTGTTGGTGCAGCGTTTACATGTGATTATTATCCACCAGTGGACGTTACAAACGCCCTGTATGACACTACAACTGGTATTATGACAGTTACTACTGGAGTGTCAACATTTACAGTAACTGACTTTACTTACGATAATACTACTGGTCTTGCGACAGTAACGACATTGGAACCAATGAAGATTGTTCCAATGACTGCAATTGGAAGAAGTTTTAGTCTTGCTGGACTGGCACTTTCTTGTGTTGGATATGGCAATACTATTGGTGTTGTTGGATTTAATTACAACAATGTTAACGGTATTGCTGAGATTATCACAGATGCTGATCATGGACTCAGCGGTGGTGATGACTTTAAGATGAGAGAACTTATCTTTAGCTGTAATGTTGGAGGTCCTACAGGTTATGGTCAAACATTTACTATCACACAGTTCCAGTATGACAATGTTACTGGTCTGTCTACAATTACTACTTCTGATCCTATTACTGGCGTTATAGGAATCGGTAGTGATATTAGACTTGATAATCTTGAGTTCTCTTGCCCAGGAGGATCTGGTATCACAACTACGATCTTCCCAGATGGAACACAAGGCAATACATTCACAGTCACTAACGTAATTGCATCTGATCAATTTGAATTAAATGTTGGTGTATCCACTATTCCTCATACCTATGTTGAGAACGATGCTGGACAAGTAACTGCAGGTCTTACAACGACTAAGTTCCCTGATGGATCTCAAGGATACTTCTTCAGAGTTCAAGCAGTTGGTACAACAACTTCATTTACAGTTAATGTTGGACCATCTACAATCTCTCATACTTACGTCTCTGGTGGTGTTGTTCAAGTTGGTATTACAACAAATATATTCCCAGGAAATGCACAGAACTCCCCACTTGGTGATACCTTTATTGTATCTTCTGCACCAAACTGGAATCAACTAACATTTAACGCTGGAATATCTACCATTCCACACAACTATGTCAGTGGAGGATCTCTCACCTTTGGTCATAAACTTAAGGTTGGTACTGATGTTGCACTTACTGGGTTGGCATTTACTTGCTCTTATGATGGTGGTGTTGGAATTCTAACTCACCCAAGAGTAAGTGATCCAACATACTGTGGAACACAAGTTACCAGAATCAATAGCATTGATGAGTTTGAAATCAATGTTGGTGTAAGTACTGCTGAATCTTTCTATACTTCTGGTGGTATTGTTGAGGAGATTATTCTTGCTCCTAGACCAATTAATAACTCCCCATCAGGACAAGACCCTGCAACTAATGGCACGTCTATTGTTAAGGTAATTGATGAGTTCTCCTTCATCATAAACTCTGGTCCATCTCCATACACTCATGCATATAAGAGATGTGGAGAGGTAAGAATGCCTCTTGATGTGGTAATTGATCAACCATTACCATACTTCAACGTACCTCTGATTTATGCTGAAGGCAATACTGGATTTGGAACTGGAGCAACTGTTGACCTTGCTCCAAGTTTAGATAGCACAATGCTCAACTTTGAAGTTAACAACTTTGGATATGGTTATGGATCTGGAGAGAAATTAACAGTTGCTATTGGTGGAACCACTGGCATTCAAACCTTCGCAGCGAAGACATCTAATGCAATTCTTCCAGTTGTAGCTGGTGGTGATTATCCACATACTCTTATAAGTGCGGACGAAAGTCAAGTAGTTATAACAGGTATTGGTACAACCACTCCAGAAGAGATAACTGCTGGAACATATTCTGGATCTACAGGTATACTGACTCTTACCATCCCAGGACATACGTTTAACACTTCAAATACTATTAGTATTGGTACAAGTAGCATGGCATTTAGCTGTGGTAGTGATGGATATCAATCTGTCCTTTACTATCCAAAACCAACTGATCCAATTGCTGGTATTGATACTGCAATTACTGCAACCACAACCGACACAATCTCATTGTTTGTTGGTATCAGTACTTTAGTTAAGTATCCTGTTACTGATGCAACATATGATCCAGACACTGGATTCTCAGTTCTTACCATTGGACCACACAACTTAACAACGGCAAATACAATCAGACTTGCGAACGAATCTCTGCTGTTCAAGTGTTCACTTGATGGTTACAGCACTATTGAGGCATATCCAAGACCAAACAAAGATACAAATATCTATGGTAAGTCTGTAGGTATTACCTCATATACTGCTGATAGTATCACTGTATTTGCTGGACCATCTCCTGTAGGTCTTAGATATCCACACACATTTGTTGGTGTTGGTTCCTACAGACAATTTGAATTGACTATTGATCGCGTATTCCAATCTAAGTTCTCTGGATGGAACGTTGGTGAATTCATTGTTCTTGATGAAATTGAACAATTCTTCAATGGTGCTAGAAGACTATTCCCACTATCTGTTAATGGTGAGAGTATCTCGTTCTTCGCAAAAGCAAACTCTGGTATTAATCTTCAGTCCAACCTGTTGGTATTTGTCAATGATATCTTGCAAACACCTGGAGAAGGTTATCAGTTCACTGGTGGTAGCACCATCAGATTTACAGAAGCACCTAAGGGTGGTGTTGCTGGATTCACCACTGAAGGTGATAGAGCAAAGATCTTCATGTATACTGGTACAGAATCTATTGACGTTCGTACTGTAGACGTTCTTCCAACTGTTGAGGTTGGTGATGAGATTCAACTCTACAGCAACCAAGACACTACATTCATTCAAGATCCTAGACTTGTAATGGATATTAAGGCGGCAGATAAAGTTATTACTAATAACTACGCTGGTCAAGGTGTGACTTTAAATGAACTTTTTGAAAGACCTCTTTCCTGGTCTAAGCAAAAAGTAGATAAAATTATTGATAATGTTTATATTGGTAAGGATAGAGTTTATTATGAACCAGTAATCAATCCAAACACAAATATTATTAGTAATGTTGGTGTAGCAGATAGTTTAGTATATGTCTATGATGTTAGACCACTATTTGATAACCCCTTTGAGGGAATTTCTGCAAATGATAGAGCAGAGGTTGAAATTATTTCTCAAGATAGATTAGAAGGTGCAACTGCATCTGCTGTAGTTGGAACTGGTGGAACTATTGTCAATCTCTTGGTTACAAATATTGGATATGGATATACCACTGCCCCTGAAGTGACGATTGCTAAACCATATGGTGATGGAACACAGGCAATTGGTGGTGTTACTATTGGTGCTGGAGGAACTGTAACTTCTGCAACAGTTAGTGCTGGTGGAACGAATTACTTCTATGGACCTATGTCC